CTAAGAGAGCCAGGGCCTGATACTGGGGCTGGGTTATTCGGTTTTCTATATCCACCTTGCTGTGCCACACTTCCTCCTACTTAGTAAATTGTGTTTTAACAGTTGCAGTACCACCGCACCACACGTTGTATTCAATTGCTATGTTGATTGCTTTCTTTGCTGCACCAGATGCTTTAGCGTGAGTTTTAGTTTCAGACTCTAGTGCTGCTAATGCACCAAGGGCTAAGGTTCCACCAGAACCTATTGCATATAAACCTTTGTCATCTCGCATATATCCATAGTCATCACTAACTTGATATAACCTACCATTAAAACAAACTAATGCATCCCAACCTGAATCATCATCATTTTTTGTTTTAGGTGTTGGGTCGTATCCACCATCTAATATAGTTTGCTTCATAGATGGTAATACTCTAATCATCATAAATCTATCTGGGTCTTGCGTCTTAATTACTTTAGGTGGTTGCCATAAGTTATTAAGGATATCTCCTACAATTGCATCACCTGCAACTGCAATTAGATACTCACCAATCTTAACTATCTTCTCACACCCTTTAGCCACGTATGGTCTATCTTGATATGAGGTTGTAGTATCTGCGCCTAGAACAGCCCAGCCTTTGCCTTGTATTCCAACTATTGCTGTCATGGTCCCCTTCTAAACTATCTTCTTACTACTGTCCTTGCACTAGCACTTGCTTGACCACCTGCAGTCAAACTAGATAAAAGACTTTGTAATCCACCTTGCTGCTGTTGTGGAGGTAAGCCTCCTACTGGAGCAGCGGGAGCAGGGGACGTTTGCTCAACCTGAGAGGCGCCAGCAGGAGGTAATTCTTCAGGTTTGAAGATTTCTTCAATTGCATCCTCAATTGCTACTCCCTTTTGACGGGCCTTGATTACATCTGAAATCTTTACAATGATGTCAGATGGGTCCATTCCTTGTGTAGCCATTTGAGGTATTGCTTGTGTATACGCCCCTAACGCACCCAGTAATGAGTTACGCATTTCTTCAATCTCAATTTTTTCTTGTTCTTGGGTTACGTTAATACCAAATGGTAGTTCACGCATAACCATGTCTTTAGAAATAATCTTAGCGCCTAATGCTTGTAGCATGAAGATAAGTCCCTGCGCTGGGTTAAGACCAGCAAGCATGCCATAACGAACATCGGCTGAGTAATCTTGTTTGATATCTTTAGAAGGCTTGTAGTCAATGCTGTATGGAGAACCAGCATCTACACCACGAACTGTCTTCTCAAAGTCAAAGTATGTTTCATCAACTTCAAATGCAATTGAGATAACATCTTTAAGGGCTGAGGCAAAGATAGCCTGAGCAGATTTAACCTGTGTATCAAAGCCACCCATAAGGGCTTGAACGCCTTGACCAGTAATAATACTTGCATCAAGATTACCAGTACGTGACTCTGGATATCGAGTTCCCGTTCTTAATTCTTGTTGCAGTAATGTTTGTTCAGTAAATGCACCATTAGGTATAGGCAGTTCAACACGACGCACACCTGCAGGATTGTTTGTGCGGATAATAGAATCTCCGCCAAACTCGATTTCTTGAACATCTTGTGGAACAACAATTGGTGCCTGTACTGATTTCTCCGCTGCTTCCATCGCAAGTAATGCGAACCTATTACGAAGTAGTTGGATACCTAGTACATCATCAAATTGTCCACGCATTTCACCATCAACACTAGGACGTCTAGCAACAACAACCATCATCTTTCCAAGCGGATTAACCGCTTGAGATAAGACTAGATTGCTACGGCTAGGAACATAAATAACAGATTGGTCTTTATCGTAATAACGAACAAAGTCAATTCTGGCACTTAGGTTTTGTTCATAACCTTCTCTGCCTAGTAGTTGCATTTCATACTCAGGGAACTGAGATACTAATTCAGCAACTGATAGTTCATATCTTTTAGCGAAGGCAATGCAACGTCCGTAGCGGTCAAACTCTGGGTAAGCCCCAATCGGACTTTCTACACGGATACGTGGCAGCCCTGCCTCTTCGTCTAATTCAACAATGAATGGGACGAAACCGAATGTGATGTAATGGTCTGCGCCTGTGTACATCTGCACTTGTAAATCTGAATGAGCAAAATAGTTAGCAGCAATGCGAGTACGCTTATCGGCAAAAGAACGAGCACGGTCAGAGACCTGATTAGCGGCCGAGCAGTTAACCGCAGGAAGTGGCGCCATAACTTCTGACAAGTCACGGGCAACAATGTCAATAAAATTTGCAACGACATTTGCGTCTACACCTTCTGGAAAAAACTCTGGATAGACAGATGCAATCTTACCTTTACGAACAGCAAGTACGTCTTGCGCTCTTGCGTCTTTATCGGCAGCACGGTCTTTAAGAGAATCTACTCTCGCTGCAATTTGTTGAATACTTAACAATTATCTACCTACCCTTATTTGTATAAATGAGGAAATGTGTCTTTTCTTAATTTTGCAATAAATTCAGGAGAGGCTCTACCACCACGCTCTTCTAACTCTTTTTCTCTTTTTTGTTCAGCACCACGAATTTGATAAGTCTTTTGCTTGTTAGTTAGTTTCTTAACACCTTTAACTATTTTTTTAGGATTAGGCATTACTTGTTACCTTTTTTAAGTTGTTGTATTAAAGCATCTTTTTGTTTTTGTAAACGATTTGCTGAGTTTACAATGTTAGAACGTTTTGATGGTGGGGTACGTTTCCATACGTTTCTAAGCGTAGAAAGGTTTTCATTAATTTCTTTTAATTTTTTATTTGCATCAGCATTGCTTCTTACAAAAGGAGTTTTCTTAGCACCAAGATTTGGAATAACACCCTTAGTAATTTTTTGTTTACTAACCATAAAGCCAAGTTCATCTACCTTAGCCTTCATTCCTGGCCTTAATTTATCTTCTGGTCTTAGTGCTCTAGTGGTTGGCTTAGCATCTCTCTCGCTAACCTTCTTACCTTTAGCATTAATGTTAGTACCAGTGCGACCTCTAGTTGCTGCTTCACCTACTGCTTTGTCTGGTTGTTTCTTAGGCCTAACTGCTTTAATAATTTTTCTAGGATTAGGCATTACTTTCCCATATTTCTATAAACTTTGTTTACGTACTTAGCACCCTTTTTACCAATACCACCTATAGCACGAGTGGCTTTAGCCCATGGCACTGCATACATAGCAGCATCTCCTATAGTTTTAGGAATAAACAAATCGGAAAGTACTGGGGCAACTGGAGATGTTTTAGATTTTTTAAAAGCACCAGGTGCCATTTTTTTAGATTTAGCCATTACTTCATATCCTTTGGCCAGTTAAGTTTGCTTTTCATACTTCCACCACGAATGCGATTAGGTCGAGCAGGTTCCATATTTTTAATTCTATTTCGACTAAGCGAACCTATGTGACCCCATTGAAATTCATTATTTTTTGATACAGGTTTGTTAGCAGCCTTAAGACCACGAGCATTTGCTTTGGCTTCTTGCTTTGCTGCTTTTACAACTTTCTTTCTAGGTGTTGTGACTTTTTCTTTATAATTCTTTTTTTGTGCAATTTGTTTGTCCATCTTTTTTATTGCTGCCTTAACAATCTTAACTGGTATTGCCATTATGTGTCCTTATCCGTATGTCTCTTGCCATTGCTCTGCAAAGGCTTCGTCTAGATTAACTGAGTATCGCTTTTCTGTTTGTGCTCTGGTTGCCCAGCGGTTTCTTGCATACCTACTGATGTTGCTAGTCTGCTGCATAAACTCCCGTGCTCTAAGCACAACAAACCACAGTGCCATAACACAGTCAGTCTTACCACGAGTATTAGGCTTCCAGGTTATTAACTGCTGGACTAACGCCTTCATACCCTCTGAGTTATCCGTTGAAGGAAACTCGATAATATTATTCTTTTGGAACTTCTCATCTCGTATAGTTCCCATTAGCATAGACATACCTGCTACACCAAAGTTGGAGTCCCATTTGTTCTTACTAGTAAAGTGAGATTCTAAACGGCAGCCATATGCTGCTAGCCAGTTTCTTAAATCATCATCCAGTGCATAGGCTTTTTGGTGAGCGTTAATCTCAACTCGTAATTCTTGTGGTCTGTATTTATC